TCAAGCATAATCTGATACTTCAAGTTAGAAGTATAGATGTGCTTTTGCTCAGGACGTAGTGTCTGATAATCTCCACGATCTTTTTGGAGGGAGACCTCCTCAGGTCTCCAGAAATAACCAAGTTGCTGTGTAGTTAATTTGTCGAAGATTGGATATTTGTATGAATCATATCTTTGAACTCCTAAGGGAGCACCAAAAAACATTGGTTGCTTTTTGGTATCTACTTTTTCTGTATTAAAAACAGTCATTCCTTTGATTTCTGTCTTTGAATCTTCTGTTGAAGAAATTTTAAACTGCACAGGATTCACACTCTCCCTCCTCTACTGAACTTAATTCACACATTCTATTTACCTCTAAAAAATATTTGATTTTCATCATACTCCAAGATTATGGTTTTGTCTATTTTATGATTTTTTCTTTGGTTGTGTTTTTGTTCTTCTCTTAAATCTACTATTTGCTGGTAATAAACTTTGATGTTTTTTAGGAATTTTTGGCGAATCAATTACACCTTGCTTTTCTTTTGATATATGTTTTTTTGCATAGTCACTATCCATAGTAGAGGAATAATGTTGCCTTCCCCATCTATCTGTTCCTCTTTGCCCATCTGTTTTTACAACTTTTCCTGGAGATTTATCTTTAATATCTTTTTTAGGAACCCTAAAAGATATTACTTTAGTATCCTCGCCCTTTCTTTGTCCAAATGATTTTGCAGTTTCTTTTGATGTTGAAGTATAAACTTCTGGTGTATTAAACCCGGATTTTTTAATTTTATCCGCAGAAGATGCAGAAGTTCCGTGATACATTTTTACAAACTTTAATCTTTTTGCCTCTGCAATAAATTCTTGAAATGTTTTCATTTCTTATTGGTTTTTATATATTTAGTTTTCATAACTCCACTTGTATCCTTTGCAGTGCTTAAATTTTCCTTCACAAGTATATTTAATATTAGAAGGAGTTGTTCCTACAAATTTAGAAGCATCACTAATGGATTGAAACTCTCTTAAAAAGTTTCCTTCAATATCATACTGAAATACTTTTGTTCTTTTTACATTTGGATTATTTTTGAGTGTTTGAGATGTTTTACTTTTACTCTCTTCTTTGTGCGATTTTCCAGAAAATCCACAAGGAGATGGTTGTCCTTTTCTCATTTTACTCCAGTTCTTCTTTTGTTCTTCTGTATGTGTTTGATTATAGAATGGATTTTCTTCTCCAAGAAATTTTCCTTTTCTTTTTGACGATAAAAGTTCCTTTGTTTCTTCTGTATGAGAGTATCCAAGAATTCCGCCATCACCACCAAGAGTTTGGTTGTATTCTGGTTTTAATGAAGAAATCCACTCAATTTCTTTTTCACCCAGAATATCAATATCGCACCTATCTAATTCCTCAATAATAAAATTATCTTCACCATACTTTCTTAATGCTTTATGAAAGTAAGTTGTTGAACCATTTTTAGAAGCATACAAGTGGTTATAAAATCTTGTTGGTAAAGATTTTATGGTTTTACCAACATATTTTTTATTATTAATTTTATTGGTTATTAGATAGATGCAACCCGACATAAGAATTATTAAAACCTATTACTATTTATAATAATAGGTTTTTACACTTTCGTCAAATTTTACAACTTTCACAATCTTCCTCTTCAGCACCAGAAAGTTCTTGAAGGAGTGATTGAAGGTCTTGTTTTGGTTCTTCTACTACCTCATCAGTTTTAATATCATAGGTGTTTTGATAATATGCTGTTTTCCAACCATATTTCCAACAAGTTAGAAAATCTTGTGCCATTACGCTGACTGGAACTTCATTGTCTGGATAGTTCTCTGGATTGTAACTCCAGTTACCAGAAATTGCTTGGTCAAAAAACTTTTGCATCATAGCAACAATATTAATATAACCGCGATTGGACTCCATATCCCAAAGAAGCGTGTAATTGTTCTTAAGAGATTGATATTGAGGGACAATCTGTTTAAGGGGTCCTTTCTTGGATTTCTTAATGGACAAGTATCCGCGAGGTGGTTCGATTCCATTGGTTGCGTTTGACACAACGGAACTGCTCTCCGATGGCATCTGTGCGGACAATGTTGAGTGCCTGAGACCATATTCCAAGATAGATGCCCTAAGAGTTTCCCAATCATGCTCTAATCCAATAGAAGAAATTTCATCCGCTTCCTTTTTGTAGGTATCAATGGGAAGAATACCATCAGCATACTTTGTGCGACCAAAGTATTCACAATGTCCCTTTTCCTTAGCAAGTTGATTTGATGCTTTTAGAAGGTAATACTGGAATGCCTCAGACAATCCATGAACCGCATCCCACGCTTCCTGAGAATCATAATTGTATCCCAATTTCGCCAAATAGTGCGCCAACCCAATAAAACCTACACCAAGAGAACGACGTGCCTTAGTGGCGATTTCTGCCGCCTTTACGGGGTAATCCTGATAGTCAATCAACTCATCCAGTGAGCGAACAGAAAGGTCACAAAGTTCTTCAAGTTCTTCATCAGACTTCACCTTTCCTACATTAACTGCAGAAAGAATACATAGGGCAATCTCACCCATAGTATCATCGATGTGCTGAATAGGGTCAGTTGGTAGAGTAATCTCTTGACAGAGATTACTCATGTTCACCTTATCCTTGAAAGATGAGTGTGAATTGCAGTGGTCAATATTCATGATGTAAATACGACCAGTCTCAGCACGCTCTTTCAGAAGGTCCAGAATGAGTTCTTGAGCACCAATAGTCTTTCTTGGAACAGATGTATCTCGTTCATAACCCACATATAACTCGTCAAATCTATCAGTGCCAAAAGCATCATACAGACCAGGAACGTCGTGTGGAGAGAAGAGTGTGACTTCTCCGTTTTGAATGAATCGTTCATAGAAGAGTTTGCTGATTTGGATAGAGTAGTCTAACTTACGAACACGATTATCTTCAGTTCCTTTGTTATTTTTTAATACTAGAATATCCTCTATTTCTTGGTGCCAGATGGGGAAGTGGACTGTCGCGGATCCACCTCTAATGCCATTTTGCGTGCAACAACGGACAGTTGCTTCAAACTTTTTGAGAAATGGTACAACACCCGTGTGCTGAACTTCTCCGCCTCTGATTTTGCTGTTGATGCCACGGATTCGACCAGCGTTGATGCCGATTCCCGCCCTCTGTGCAACGTATCTGCCAATAGCCATATCGCTACTAAAGATACTATCGAGGGTGTCATCAACGTCAACAAGCACGCAGCTAGCAAATTGTCTAAGCGGAGTCCGCACTCCCGCCATGATTGGTGTTGGGATGTTGATTTTGTGTTTGGAGATTGCGTCATAATACCTCTTGACATATGACAGTCTGGTTTCTTTTGGATACTCTGCAAAAATAGTCAGAGCAATCATCATATACATGAATTGTGGAGTTTCATAGACACCTCCAGTGCTTCTGTCTTGCACAAGATACTTATCGACTACCTGTCTTAGTCCCGCATAAGTGAATAGGAAGTCACGGTCATGATCAATGAAAGAGTCCGCACGAGCAATCTCTTCCTTAGAATACTTATTGTAGATATCATTATCATAAACTTCGGTAGAAACACAACTGGTAATGTGTTGCTCAAGTGTAGGAAGTTCTTTCATCTTCCCATAAAGTTGCTTACGAACTGAAAACAGAAGCAAGCGAGCAGCAACATATTGATAGTTTGGATGATCCAAATCAATAAGATCACTTGCACTGCGAATTAGAATTTCTTGAATTTCCGCAGTCGTGATTCCATCATAGAACTGAATACCAGACTTCATCTCAACTTGACTTGCAGATACTCCTGCAAGACCTTTACATGCCTCTTCAACCATTACATGCATCTTGTCAAGATCAATACTCTCAACAGACCCATTTCTCTTATTAACCTTTAAACCGTTACTCATATTTTCTTCCAGGTAGTAAATTTAAGTTTTGCTTCTAAACCAGAGTAAGTATTTAATTCTATCACAGACTGGACATCTAGTCCAGATAAAATCATATCGTTAATGTCCTTCTCTTTTATTGTTGAAGGCCAGATGACAACTCTCTCTCCTCTATCGATAACTTTGGATATTCTGGAGTGGATTTCGGCATTACGAGGTTCGTTATCATAGATCCACACACAATTGCCAATACTCCACTTACTAAGATCACCGTCAGCTCCACAAAGAGCAATCGCGTTGCGAATGAAAGTTGAGTCGAAGGGACCTTCTGTAACATAGACAGTTTCGCTTTTTTGTATTTCATCGAGACCATAAATTTTTGGTGCATCATCATCAAACATCACGGTAATATATTTAATCTTGCTGGAAGTTAGAGATCTACCCTGAATCCCAACCAAGTTTTTATTATAAAACAAGGGGATTATAATTCTTGGTTCATCAAACTTAGTGTCATCAAAAACTTCTTTTATAGAATTAACCCATGTTTTAAATTTATCAGTATAATAAAATTTATTTGGATTTAATTTCCTATTCTCAAGATACTTTTTTGCGTCTACATTTTCAGATGCTTTTGGAAGATCTATTTTAGAATTAAACTTAGGTGTTTCAAATTTAAATTCTGGAGTCTCCGTTGGAAAATTCTTCCCACTATGTCCCTCTTTAAATTTTTCGAAAGTATATTGCTTATGAATTGTTGGGTCAATTTGCTTTAGGAAATTATTAAAAGAAACATTGACACCACAATTATGACATTTAAAGTTTGTATTATTTTTTACCTGATATAGATATCCCCTGGCTTTATTCTTATTTCTCTGAGAATCGCCACAAATAGGACAACGAAGATTGTAAAGATTATTTTTTACTTTCTTGAACTTTTGAAAACGATGAGAAATCAAATTGATGTATTTTACATCAACAAAATCCATAACAAGACACCTTAGGTCTCACTATTCTAGCAAATTATTTTTCCTTGTCAAGGCACAGTACCGTCATAATTGCCGTCCATTTTATGACAGAATTTGTGACTTTTTGAAGGCAGTATAGGGTGGGTTTTCTTTTAGTTTTCATTGGCATCCTATGCCAACACTGAATTATTTATTTTTCTCTATTATTACTTGAGAATTATCGGGAGTTAAAAAATCTACAACCATATGAGATTGTGATATACCAAAAGAAACTACAGCAAAAATTCCTACTATAACCCAACGAAATTTTACAACTTCTTCCAATTTAGTTTCTATCTTTTCTATTCTCTTCGAAACAACATCATGTTGGTCTTTATTCTCCAATTTCATCTCTTCAACCAATCTTGCAAGATAATCATCTGACTTATGACACTGCTCAATTCTTTCCTCATGAACCGCCAACATCTTACTAATATTTTGACTGGTCTTTCCCATCAATTGAATTGCTTCATCAATTTTATTCATCATCAATTCATATGAGGATAGTCTTTCCTCAAGGACTGCAATTTTAGTGTCAGCAGATGTGTTTGGATTAAACATTTTTCTTTGAGTTATTATTTCTTTACTACTAAAACAAATAACCCAAGTAGTTTTAAATTTATTTATTCATCCACCTGGTTCTAGACCCTGGAGGAAGTTTGATTTGAGGTCCTTTTCTTCTTCTTAATCCCATCACAGGATCAAAACCAGCAGTTGGTCCTTTAGCATCTGAAGAACCAGAAAATCCACCCTGAGCACCTGGCGCATTAGCAACCATTTGTTCTTTTATGATTGAAATGATTCTATCAAGTTTCTTCTTTTCCAT